TGAAGCCGTATATCTGCCCAGCGGGCTACCCCACGATTGGCTACGGAACGGTCTGGAAGCCTGACGGCACCAAAGTGACGATGGAGCACCCCGAGATCACCAAGGAGGTCGCGGATGAGTGGTTGCTGTCTGAGCTACAAACGAACTATCTGGCGGGGGTTTTGAAGGCTTCGCCGGGGTTGCTTGCGTTTCCAAAGGCCCTTGGGGCTATGACCGACTTTGCTTACAATCTTGGCGTGGCCCGGTATCGCGGCAGCACCCTGCGGCGCAAGATTGACGCGCAAGACTGGGAAGGTGCCAAGGAGCAACTGGCCCTGTGGGTACGCGGTGGCGGCAAAGTATTGCCCGGTCTGGTGAAACGCAGAGCCGCAGAGATTGCTTTGCTGGGGTAAATATGCTCAAAAAGATACAGCTAAAGCCCGGTGTTAATAGAGAAAATACCAGATACACCACGGAGGGTGGGTGGTTTTCTTGCGACAAAATACGTTTTAGATACGGAACTCCAGAGAAAATTGGCGGCTGGAATCAAGTATCTAACGTAAGTACGTTTGAAGGCACTGCACGGTCTTTGTGGCCTTGGGCATCTCTGCTGGGCATGGGTACGAACGAGAAGTTCTACATTATGTACGGCTCCAGTTACTTTGACATCACGCCTATCCGTGACACGGTAACGCTCACGAACCCCTTCACCACTTCTAGCGGCTTGCCCACGGTCACGGTTACTGATGTAGCCCACGGATGCGAAACCGATGATTGGGTGACTTACTCCGGCGCTTCTGCCGTCGGGGGCCTGACGCTCAACGGCGAGTATCAGGTTACCGTAATTGATGTTGATAGCTACACCATCACTGCCGCAAGCAACGCTTCTTCCAATGCCACGGGCGGTGGCACGGTCACGGCGGCGTACCAAGTCAACACAGGTCCTGCTATTCAAACCCCTCTGTCTGGGTGGGGCGCGGGGCCTTGGGGTGCTGGAGCGTGGGGTATCGGCAGCACGTCGCTTGAGTCTCTGCGCGTGTGGAACCAGCAGAATTTTGGCGAAGACCTGATCTTTGGCCCCAAGGACGGGCCGCTGTACTACTGGGACAATTCTTCCGGTCTTTCCACCCGTGGTGTAAACCTGACCTCACTTACCGGCGCGTCGGACGTCCCGACGGTGCAGCGGCTGATGCTCGTGTCTGATGCTTCGCGTTTCGTGCTGGCGTTTGGGTGCAACGACTACGGCACCGCAGATCAAAATTTAATGCTGATTCGCTGGTCGGATCAGGAAAGCGCAGTCAGTTGGACGCCTGCCGCGACAAACCAAGCAGGCAGTTTGACGCTTTCACACGGTTCAGAAATCGTAGGCGTTGCCCAGGTTCGCCAAGAAATCTTGGTCTGGACAGACATCGCGCTGTACTCGTTGCAGTACCTTGGCCCGCCTATCGTGTGGGGCTCACAAATTTTGGCCGACAACGTGTCGCTCATCAGCGACCGGGCCATGATCACCGCAGGCGGCGTGACCTACTGGATGGGCGAAGAGAAATTTTACGTCTACGACGGTCGTGTGCAGACGCTGCCCTGCGATCTGCGGCAGTATGTGTTCAGTGACTTCAACCTCAACCAAGCCGAGCAGGTCTTTTGTTCAACGGTAGAGCGCTTCAACGAGGTCTGGTGGTTCTACTGCTCGGCAGACAACAACACCGCTTCTCCTGACCGCTACGTGGTGTACAACTACTTGGAAAAGATCTGGTACTACGGCACGATGGACCGCACCACTTGGATTGATGCCAGCATCATCAGCGACTTCCCAATCGCAGCCTACGGTAACCAACTCCTGTACCAAGAGTCCGGTGTGGATGACAACTCCACAGGTATTGCAGCGGCCATTGAGTCCTACATCACATCGTCTGAGTTCGACATTGACGACGGGCACAACTTCTCGTTTGTCTGGCGGGTGCTGCCTGACATCACCTTCCGGGGCTCCACGGCCAACAACCCAAGCGCCACACTGACGCTCCTGCCCCTGCAGAACTCAGGTTCAGGCTACAACAACCCGGCGTCCCTCGGCGGCTCAGACAACGGGGTCATCACGCGCTCAGCCGTGGTTCCAGTTGAGCAGTTCACAGGGCAGGTAAACATCCGAGTTCGTGGTCGTCAGATGGCGATGAAGATTGAGTCCGACGGTGTAGGTGTAATGTGGCAGCTTGGTTCTCCTAGAATCGATCTCAAGCCTGATGGCCGTAAAAGCTGACTATGCCGCTGATCTACAACGTCATCAAGCGCTTCGTTGCACCGGCTCTTCCACAGGCATCGCAAGAGTACGACCAGAAGTACTTTGACAAATTTAACAGCGTCCTGCGCCTGTACTTCAACCAACTAGACCAACTTCTGGGGCAACTTGTGAGCACATCTGCAACCGTTCCAATCTCCATCGGCGGGACAAACGTAGATGCCTTTGGTCGGCTAAGAACCAGCGCTCCTTACACGCTGTTTGATTCTCAGAACCGCTACGCTATTGACAATCAGTTTGACACCAGCACAGCCACTGGAGGCTCAACAACGTACCTGCCCAACGAATCATCTGTGAGGATGGATGTCACCACTTCCAGTGGTTCTGAGGTTGTAAGGCAGTCTTACAGGTGCATGCCGTACCAGCCGGGTAAGGGTTTGTTGTGTTTGGCTACGTTCGTGATGAACACCGCCAAGACGGGGCTTCGCCAGCGGGTGGGGTACTTTGGAACACAAAACGGCGTGTTCATTCAACAAGCAGACAGCACTGTGTCCTTTGTCCTGCGGTCTTACATCTCAGGATCTGTCAGTGATGCGCGGATCGTGACGCAGGACAACTGGAACGGCGACAAACTTGACGGCACGGGAGACTCCGGGTTTACCCTTGACCTGACCAAAGCACAAATTTTGTGGATGGACTTTGAGTGGTTGGGTGTCGGGTCTGTTCGGTGCGGGTTCATCATTGACGGGCAGTACATCGTCTGCCACACGTTTGAAAATGCAAACGACATCACTTCTGTTTACATGACCACGGCAATTTTGCCGGTCAGGTATGAGATTACAAACACCGCTGCGACGGCAAGCGCTTCGGCTTTGAAGCAAATTTGCTCTTCGGTGGTTTCAGAAGGTGGCTACGAGCAGACTTCCATTGAGCACGTGGCCCGCAGGACAACGACCAAAACTTCGATTGGCACGACCTTTCTTCCTTTGGTGTCCATCCGGCTGGCTTCCACGGCGCTGAACGCAGTGGTGCTGCCTGTAAAATTTAACGTGATGCCGACCTCGACGGGGGATGACTTTGAGGTTATCCTGGCAAAGAACAGCACGGGTCTGACTGGGGCCTCTTGGGCTGCAGTCGCAAGTGATGCCAACGTGGAGATGGACACTTCAGCCACGGCCATGACGGTAGGCACCATCGTAGATATCCAGTACGTGAAGTCCACTAACCAGTCCAGCGGGACGATCAACCAGACTGCTGGGTACAACTGGGATCTTCAGTTGGGCTCCTCCTTGACTGGGACGAGCGATATCTATACGCTGGGCATCCGGGTGCTGTCGGGCTCTTCCGGTGCGGCCATCGGGTCTTTGACCTTCTACGATTTGACGCAGTGATAGGTTAAAGCCATGCGTGATCTTTTTTCAATGATCCCAGAAGACTGGGGCGACCCAGACAAATTTGGGGAAGCAGAAAAATTAAAATGGTACAACGAAAACAAAGTCACGCCGGATGAGTTGCTTGCTACAGGTGTTGTTAGCCAAGACACAATCGACACCATGCTTGGGCGTGGGTATGTAGGAACCTATGATGCACCCCCTGCTGCACCAATTCCAACTGCTGCACCAGCCCAACAAACTACTTTCCAGCCGTTTGTACAAGAAGATTCTTACGATCCATACGCCTACCAAGATAATTACAGTCATCAAGATCTGATAGCGGACACAACTTCCACACTGGCCCCCACGCCAGCACCTACCCCTGCGCCTACCGTCGCTCCTGCAGCATTTAACCCATCTACTTTTGACTGGGCAAATTATGCGAGAAGTCAAGAGAATATTGGCCCACCTTCCAAAACCTTTGACGGCATAGCTTACACCCCCATGTTTTACGAACATGGGTCTGGTGAAAACTACTACAAAGATTACTCACAGTTACATGGAATTATGAAAGGACCTGTAGACTCTAAACCGGGTGATATTCTTGAAAACATTGACCCTGTAACTGGTCAGATTACCCAATGGCGAAGTGAGAAAAATCGCGGGTTCTTCGGTGATATGTTTCACGACCTTGCTAGTGTTGCAAAAGATCTTGCCCCCCTTGCTCTTACGGCTGTTAGCTTAAATCCAGCGCTTGCCACAGCGCTTGGCACAGCAATTGCAGGTTCTTCTGGGGCAGCTGGATTAACTGCTACTCAAATTGGCTCCATCGCTGCGAATGTTGGCGGTACAGCGTTACAAGGCGGGGATCTTGGCGACGTATTGAAGTCCGCAGCGAGTGCGTATTTGCCTGGGGCAGTAAGTAGCGCACTGCCTACAACGGGAGTTACAGCACTAGATAAAGCATTAAGATCTGCTGTATCGTCAGGTGTTCACACGGCCCTTGTAGGAGGTGATGCTGGACAAGAATTGATGAGTTCTTTACTAAGTTCGGCTACAGGAGCCGCGAGTAATACTTTAGCTGAGACTCTGGGGGTAGACCCAAAACTGTTAAACGCAGGTGCCATGTTAGTTCAATCTGGCGGCGACCCGTACAGTATATTTAAGGCAGTTGTTGGGAGCGCAACAGGCAAAAATGTTGTTGATGCCAAAACAAATACTGGTGGTGATTCAACAATAGTATTTGATGACGGTTCAGAAATTGAGACTATTATTGGATCGGGCGGCAAAGCAACTACTATAGTTACAGATTCCGAAGGCAATCAGTATAGGCCAGGATCGAATCCCGCACTACCAAAAAATATTGAAGATACACTTCGCAACATGAATACGGGAGTGTCGCAAGATGGTGTTGACCAAGTTACTCAAGAACTATTAAGCGTACTAGGCGGGGGCACCGCAACCGTAACGGATACAAAGGCGGCAGATACAGCAGACAATACAAAACTTGTAGATACAACAAAAACTGATTTGACAACAACCGATGCTTCAGGAACAGATGCTGGGCAAACTTTTACAGTAGTAGGTAATTTGCCGTTTAAGGACTACAACGATGAGCTTATGAGGTTGGAGGGGTTGTACCCTGCCCCGACACCAGCACCGACTGCTGCGCCTACGCCTGCACCTGCGTCTCAGGTTGTGGAAGTAACAGGGTCTAAAGAACCTACGCCTATTCCGACACTGCCACCTACTGCTGCGCCTACTCCTGCCCCGACACAACGAGTTGAGATAGTAGGAACTACGTTGGCTCCTACGCCGATCCCGACGCTGCCTCCAACACCAAAACCCACGCTCGAACCGACGTCTGCTCCAACAGCCGCGCCGACACAACGAGTCGAAATAACGGCGACTAAAGCGCCGACGCCTATTCCAACGCTACCTCCGACACCGAAGCCAACCCCTGCTCCAACGCCTGCTCCAACGCCTGCCCCGACAACCCAGGTCATAGAAGTTATAGGAACTACGCTTGCGCCTACGCCGATCCCAACTTTGCCGCCCACGCCAAGGCCAACCGTAGCGCCGACTCCTGCACCCACACCGGCCCCAACGCCCGCTCCTACGCCCGCGCCAACACCGGCTCCGACCCCTACATCGACCCCCGCACCAACACCGAGGCCCACACCAAGGCCTACACCGAGGCCCACGCCGAAGCCCACACAGAATCCGGCGATGCTTGCTCTGCTTTCGGCAATAATGACGCCGCAGCAGAAAGTGACGGACCCGGTTAACAGGGCGCAGATCGATGCGAAATCGCCATTTGGCACTGTGTATGACACAGGCGCTCCCCTGCCAGAAGCGCAACAAGCAGATTTGTTCCAAGCTATAGCTCGTGCTCAGGAACAAGACATGACAATCGAAGAGCTAATGCAACTGATTGGAAGAGGTTGAATATGGACTGGTTTGAGTTGCTTAATACGCAAGAACCCGGCACGTTTGAGTTGTCAGACCCTCGTTCTCAAGATACGGGGTACGGCTTTGATGATGTGGTTTTAAGCCCAGGTCAAGGCAATTTGCCTGATGACTATGCCGTCACGGAAACCGGGTTGATTAGAGACCAAGCCGGTAACCTTGGGAAGTTTTCTGGTGGTCAATGGACGCCGTATCAAGGCGGTGACGTAAACACCTTCTTGGGCAAAGCTGCATCAGGGTCAGGGAATCGCCTCCTCAACAACGCCAAAAATCTCATCGGCAGGGCTGGTGATTTCGCCACCAGCAACCAAGGCATCATGGCGCTGCTTGCTGCGCTTGCTGCGTACTCTGACCGTGCAAAGCCTTCCGGTGGTGGTGTAGCTCAAGCCTACGCTGGCCCCAAACCCATCACCCGCACGATGACTCAGGGAGCCTACGGCCCAACTGCCATGTACAAATACGCAGCCGAAGGCGGACTGATGCAAGCCTACGCCAACGGCGGCAAGGTGCAGATGGAAGACGGCGGCTTCGTGATGACCAAGCGTGCGGTGGACGGCGCTGGTGGGCCAAGGGGTATACAGCAACTGGTCCCAGGTGCGACAATGATCCGAGGCCCCGGCACGGGCACGAGCGATGACATCCCCGCAGTGATCAACGGACGAAACGGGCAAACCCCCGCACGACTCTCCAACGGAGAAGCCTACGTGCCCAAGCCTTTTGTTGACCGCCTTGGTGGCGCACGGCAGATGTACGCACTGATGAACAATCTCCAAAGGAGAGCGTAATGACGTTTGATCCTATGAAGCAGATTGGTGTTGACAGCAGCGGTAATGCTACTTATCAGATTGGGGTTGACGGAAGTGGCAACCCTATATACGGCACACAAAAAGATATGATGGCAGATATGCCTATGGTATATGACGACACCGCAGTCGGCACTACAGGCGGCACTACAGGAGGCGCTAGCACCACCGCACTTGACCCTTCTCAGTCCACGCTGTCTCCAAACTTCTCCTCGTACATCTATGACATGCTGGGGAGGGGGCAGGGGCTTGCAAATCTGCCGTACCAAGAGTACACCGGCCAGCGGTTTGCTGGTCCATCTGCTTTGCAACGGCAAGCCTTTCAAGGGCTGAGCAATCTGCAGACCCCGGGGCAGTTCCAGACCGCTACAAACTTTCTGACGCAGGCAGGCCAAGCGGCGGGTAATCTTTCCTATACCCCCGGCACGTTTGGGAATCAGTTCTCTGCACCTAACGCATTCCAACCGGGGCAGTTTCAGTCTGGGTA